AAAAGTCCAAGATAAATTTGTTTACTGTTAATCATAATTTGAGACGACCATTTTCCGCTTGCTTTGTGGAATCTACAACCTTTAGCTTTATTGTTTAATTGGTTTTGGGATTTTGTCACAGCCCTTAAATTCTCAATTCTATTGTCTGACTTATCTTGATTGATATGGTCAATGTATTTAGGTGGTTCTTCTTGGTTTAGAAGTTTCCAAATAACCCTATGCGTTAGATACACATCATCATCGATACCTACTCTGTAATAATTGCTACGGCCTAAGACCCCTGCCTCATTGCCAATTTTAGCTTTATTACATTGGCTGGCTTTCCAAAACAATTTTCCATTATTGTATGTGAAAAGATTTTGTAACTTTTCAATACTTGGTAGTCCTTTGCGTTTTTCTTTCATTTCTTTCCAATCAATGTGTCTCTGCCCATGAATCACCAATCTTCGCTTCACCATCTAATGGTACACGTAGCTTCAGCATTTCACCAGCTTTCCTGATGCAGTTTACAATAAGTTCTCCAATCTCGCAAGCGATTTCAGGAGCGCACTCACAGATCAATTCGTCGTGGAAGTAGCCAACACGCCTAACCTTGTAGCCCTTGTAATAATACGTTGGCAATCCTTTCTCGTCAAGGGAATTCTTCCCAAGGTGCTTATCGAACAGGCACAAGGCCAAGTCCATAGCAATAGCACCACATGACTGAAACAGAAGATTGACTAGGCTGTGTTCGCTACGAGAGCAAAGGGTACGTCCGTCAATAGCTACGACATATTTCTTTTCTCCTTTTTCTTTCCAATACTTAGAAACTGCATCTTTGAATCTGGCAAGTGCCCAATTGGCTTTCCAATAGGCATCGTAAGCATCTTCACCCCGCTTGTTTGTAACACCGAGAGTTTCTGCGAGTTTCTTCGCGCTTCCTCCGTAAGCCAAACAGTAGGCTCCGTTCTTACTCTTGGAGCGAAAGGGCTTGAATCGCTTGTCTTCTTTGTTACTGGTGTCTTGCACCAATCCAGCAGATTGTATCTCATCCTTGTAAAACACCCAAGCATTCTTTGAGTGAATGTCGCCTTCCAGCAACTCCCGCCCATACTCGCCATTGTCATACTTCGCAGTGTAATGTCCTGTCACTCGTGCCTCAAGCGCAGCGGCATCAGCGCCTACCAGCACCATACCCTCGTCTGCAATGAACAAGGAGCGAAACTCCTTGCCATACAAAACCCCTGCCTCTGCCTTCGGAACATTCACAACAACTGTATGCTTTTGCCTGAAGGTTGGCGTGATACCAGAAGACCCCGCTGGAAGTCTGCCATCAATCGCCAGCCTTGGGTGCTCAAGCCACCCTGTAAGCACAGCCAATCTGTTGCGAAGCGAAAGCCACTTGACCACATCACGAATGAGTGGGCCAGCCATTGCCTCAAGATTGGGGCATAGCTTGCCCTTGTCTTGCAGCTTAGGGGTGGTGAGTATCAGCTTCCCATTCTCCTTTACAGGCTTGCCCTTGGCATCCTTCTTAAAGTTCCACAGCGTAGGTTTCCATCCCTGCGAGACAAGCCACTCTTTCAAATCGTCCTGATTCGCAAGTGTCATTGTTGTCTGAAACTTTATACACGTATTTCCAACGATGGGAAACGCGCCTTGTTCTGCATGAATCTCGCCATTCACAATCTGAAGATTGTTCCTTGCTACAAAGGCAAGGAGGCTTGCAGAATATGATCCGTCCTTTTTGAAGGGCTTGGAAGGAAGTGTCCATTTATCTTGCTCCGACTTGTTAAGTGAGCGTGGAGGAAACTGAGGCTCGCAAACAGCCCTGATCGCCTCCATATCAGCCTCTAGCTGCGCCTTGAGGGCTTGCCCCTTGGCAATGTCAAACCGAAACCCAGTCGCTTCCTGACGAGCCATTAACATCCGTGCTTTGCTTGCAAGTTGAAACTTCATTTAGAATCTCTACGTTTTGAATCTTAGGCAACACACAAATGTCAAGTGCAATCTTAGCAATTGTTGCACGCGCTTGGATTTTACCAAACTTATTTGGTGTCAGGTCAAGGATACTTGCATCCTCGATTTCTTGCAACAAGGCATAAAGTTGTACGAAGTCTCGTGCATACATATCAAATCCTGTCTTTCAAACGGTTATAAACAAGTTCTGTCACTTCACAGTCTCTTTCGCAGTATTCATCCATCAGTGGATGGTACTTGCTGAATTCTGCACCCCTTGGGGCGTCTTTGTCAAGGGCTCCCGCTGCAATCAGTGCTGCACGGTAGTCAATCTTGGGGCGTCCAAGCCGTTTGCCCCATTCGTCTAGGCTGTGCCCAGGCAGATCAGGCTCTACATACTGTGACATGAGTAGTGTGTCCCAAATTGGGAGTGTCTTGCCAAGCACTCGGTTATGACCGTAGTTTACCCCCCAAACTTTCTCCAACACTGGCAAGTCATATCCGTAGATATTGTGCCCAATCAGGCATGTAACATTGCTCAAGATGTTGACCAATTCATCACGAGTGCGACACGTAACAAACTCGGTGGAATCAAGAGGTTTTAATTTCACTATGTGAATTTTGGTGACACCTAGCAATAGGTTGTCTGCTTCAATGTCAATGATCATTTCAGTATTTTGTCAAGGATACAACAAAACAAAAGTAAACAAAGCAAGTATATCATTCTTTGTTACGTGGGCAAGTCATAAATCCACTCCAGAAATTGTATACATATTGCACACCAAGCAGCGCAGGCAACAATGGCAAGCACAATGTCAACCTGCGCCTCCCTGATTTTACGCTTTTCTTGTTCAGGTGTCATTCACCCCCCTTGCTCGGATGGCTGCACTAACATCGTTCTCAGGCATCTTGAGAATCCATGCAGCCAAATTCGCGCATTCCTCACGCTCGGCAGCGGAAACAAGGGCGGCGAAGCGTTCGAGCAAATCAGGTAGCCAGCCACTCGTATAAGTCACACCTAATGAATTTGATTCAAAGCCAGCCTCCCTCGCCAGCTTGATGATTTCTTCGCGGTTCATTTCATTCCCTTTCCAATCTCAGCCGCAGCCCGGACGATGGCGCGGCGGGTGGCGGCGTAGGGGTCGTTTTTTCCTTGCGCTTCTTGGTAGCCGTACTCAGGCTCAGCAAAATCAATGGCGGCATTCCCTGCGTTTGCTCCTCCGTTCCAATCTGTATCGATAACCATCTTCAACTTCACCGCCAGCCGCAACGCATCGCCATCATCAGTGAGGGGGTTCCAGTGGCTCATTCGTGTTCCGTCACCTCCGCAACTTATGTCCCTGTGAATGCCCCGATCATCAATATAGGCGTAGAGGTAGTCATCTTTGGTGGGCACTTTGATGCCAGCCGCCTGCGCGGCGAGTTCCAGTAATTCGCGGTCTGTCATGCTTTCTCTCCTTTGACCTTTGCAGGTTGGGGTGTGCTTGCTGCACCAATATTGACTCTCTTACCAAATTTTTTCACCAGCCACTCAAGCCAGATGGGCAACTCAGCCGCCGTGATATATGACGCTGGTGTGATCTTGATGCCGCTCATGAACACATTAAAACCCTTTTTGTCATCACGTTCGATCACTTGAAACCTCGCGCCATTGTCAATGTTCAGATCAAATAACACGCAATCATGCGCGTTGAGTCGCTGGATCTCGAAGGGCAGGGCGTGGCCCACAATGCCGGAATAGGTACAAACTTTATAAGTCAAATAACCACCTCATCAGTTGTATTAAGAGATAACACCAAGCGACCAGCGCCATCAGTGTTAGTAAAATGTCAATCTTTATTTCTCTTATTTTACGTTCTTCTTGTCCTGGTGTCATTGGTAATCATCAAGGACAATTGGGCAAAGTCTGCCAGTTTCATGAGAAAATCTGAGTGTATCACATACACCTGTATGCCCAAACACTCGATTTTTTAATACCCTTATCTTTGTGAGGTCTTTATCATCCCCTTGCATATCTCTCTCTAATGAGATCACATTAAATGCAAGCTGTTCTAGTCCGGCAGACCCTCGGAGGTCAGTCAGGTCTACTTGAGCACCGACATTAAAATTCTTACCTGTCACCCGCTTTAAGTGGACAACACCAAGAATCCCTACTCCGGTACTTGTCACTAGTTTAACAAGTGCCTCCATCATTCTATCAATATCTTTTCGTTCATCGCCATTTGATTCGGCAGACGTGACGAGCGATACATGGTCAAGCACAATAAAATCTACACCTAAAACCTTCACAAAATAATTACATTTTGCAAGAAGTGTATTTACATTCAGTGCGCCGAAGTAATTGAAGAAGTGTAGCCTAGAGAATAGTTTGTCGTACGTGTTTTTCTTTTGCTCTTGCGTCAATGTGCTATGACCGTAGGCTAGCTTTGCCCAAGGGATATTATTATCCATTGCAAAGAATTTAATTGCAGCATCAGTCAATGTAGTTTCAAGTGTGATATTTGCAACAGTTAGATTATGTTTATTAACTAAACTGTATGCAATTTCATTTACAAATGATGTTTTGCCAATACCGCTGCCAGCACAAAATAAAGTAATTTCACCCTTGCGAATACCCTTTAGTTTGTTCATCAACTCTGGGAATGGAACATCGTAACCTGTAGCCCTCGGTTTAAAAATCTCATCAAGGCTAAGGTCTTCCCCTCTAACAATCAACTCGGGGACATGCTCCGCAGCACCACGAAAGAACTGCAAAATTCCCTTGAACCCGGCCTTGAGCATATCACCCGCATCTTTGTGCGGCTCAGGTGCGAAGATTGTTTTGACTGTCACATCCCCGCACAGTTCATCGGCCAGCGCTTTAGCGTATGTTCGCCCAGGCTTGTCCGTGTCAAACCACAACAGAATCGACTCAAACCCCTTCAGCCATTCTAAATTCTCGTATACGTGCTTGCTTAGCTTACCTTCTTTATTCGCCCCATCGGGCAGGGAAACCACGGCATAGGCCTTCCCCTCATCTGCCAACATCTGTGCCACTGCCAGACAATCGTCTTCCCCTTCAGTAATTATTAAAAATTTACCGCTTGGGAATAAATGTTGACCAAAAAACCCAGAGAGTTTCCCCTCAAACCTGAATTCCTTGGGTAATTCACGGATTTTATATCCACTACCTTCACTGTAGGGGTAGTATATCGTGGAAACTTCCCCACTATATTCTGAAACTCCAACACGTACCCCATATTTCTTCACAATGTCAAGTGAAATGGGCTTATGTGTCAAGGCTTTTTGAGGGAATGCAGAATATATCTTAACATCTTTCATCTTAACACCTTCATTCCCTCTTGATGATTTACGACAAGAGAAACAATAGAAACTCCCATTGTCATACTCTACTTTAGCGTCAGAACTGCCACAATCGTCACATGACAGCCCTTTTCTAATCACTGTTCCCATTATTAATATGTTCCTTTATACATTCATTCAAGGAAATTAAATCATCAATATGTAAATTAACATACTCTACATTATCAATCAATGAATGATTAATCCTAGAATCTAATTCTTCAATCCATTCATTAATACTCATTTAAATTTATCCTTATAATCATTGAATGATAGGTGAATACCCATTGAAATAATAGAAAATATAATTATTTGAATTATAGTTTCTATAATATGTAAACTAAACATACAAGATAATACACTATAAGAAAGTAATGTAATACCTGTATAACCAAATATCTTATTCATAATATATAATATATTATTTATTAAGGGTAACACACTTGTTAGGTGTGTGTCAAGCTATGACCGTTGTTGCCATGTTGTAAGAAAGCCACAGCCAAGGGGCTAGGCGTTTAAACGAGGCAGGAGGCACGCAAAGATCGTCAGGCTACCCCTGCCTCACCCATACCCCCATCGTCGCTTGTAGGGGCTTCTAGGCCCATTAACGGGGCACTAGCACAAGTACAACGGGCTCGCCCAACCCATTCACCCCCTCGTGCTTGGCATCGCGTGCCCCTGGAATCTTCTTTGCCTCTTCAAGGGTGAGGCTTGTCTGCTTCCAGACGTAATCCCTCTCTTCTGTGGTATTCCATAGCGCAGCATGAGCTACAGCGTGAGCACGTGTCAACGTGCGGAATACAATTGTATCACCCACGACGACGCAGTACAACGCGCCCATTTTCTTTACTTCTGCCATGTTACACCGCCTTCCCAATTTTGTCCGACCATTCCTTGAGAATGCGGTGATCAGGATCATATGTTTTCGCCATTGTGCAGATACGATTCCAAGAATCACGACCCAAAGCATTAACCCGAGAATCGTCACTGTAGAAATAGTACCAGTCGTGTGCTGCAAGTAGTTTCATATATTCGTCCATAATATTATCCTTTACTTAATGTTGAAAATTGCCTTCAATTCTCTTTTCAATTCTCGGGCACGCTCCCCCCTGAATGATGAGGCATTACACAAGAAACGCAAAACCACGTCTTTCGAATCATCATACCCAAAATTATCTCCCGGCATGTCAATACACCGCATGGCATCAAGGTATGGCTTGGCCGCATAGTTCACCTTAGCCCCCCATTCTGCCCGAATATCTTTCGCAATTTCTGAAATGAGTCGCATATTTTACTCCTTGATTAATTCATTGGGCACTTCAACCTCATCGCCCATCTTTGAGGCGACGAAACAGCGCATCGCTGCGATCAAGGGGGTGGGGCCTCGTGTGTACTCTGGCGGGTATGCTGTCGTTCGTGCAGTCCAGAACCCACCTTCAATGTTGGCATAGCCAACGGTTAACTCCTCCCTCTCAATGATTGGCCCGCCTTGGTTCCAGTCGGTCGAGGGGCTGGTGGCTTCGTGCTCCATTCCGATGCCATCAACGCAGAATTTCTCCACGTAGTCGATGCCTTCGGCGGCGCACACCATCCAGTCCAGCGCGGGGCCGATAATGTTTGACGTTTTAACTTTCATAGTTTACCCCTTGAAAATGTTGATGGTACGGTAGACCTTACCAATTTTCTTGCCATGTGCGGGGTAGGCAATGACGCCACCCTTATCCCAACATGCTCGGCATCCATTACATTTCCCGCCATGCTCGTATGCTTTGCATACAACCACACCCTCAGGCGCTGCGCTTACGTCGGGGATGATAACACTCCCATGCTCGGGGCTATACTCGCCGGTGATCGAGTCGCTGCTAAAGCGAACCGACACATTGGGCAGCGCTTGCATTTCCGCAATAACACCGCGGAATTTTGGGAATTTTGCCATACGTGTCGGCAACCAATGTTTAACCCAAGGGGTTAGGCGCATAACTTCCAGAATTTTCTCTGCCAATTCGAGGGAGTACATATCACCCGAGTCGAACCACCTGAAATAGCGGTCGGCATCAAGCGCCGACACCATGTCTGCCACCCATTCGGGGCGCTGCCAGTCTTCCCGATTGTGGATTCGTGGGGCTTTCACATTGGGGAACCTATAGTTTCCCGTGGTTGCATAGCACCCCGAACACGCTGCCACTAGCGCACCGTCGGCACCAATGCTACCGGGACAGGTTTCGATCGCTTGTAAACTCCACGACCGAGCGGCTAGTTTGCTGGTTTCTGACAATCGAATCATTTCACTTTCTCCTGAAAACAGATTCATTCTAAGGGCGACTGCGACCAATCGCCTATAGGATAAACCCTGCATTACATCCCAACCATTGCGGCCTTTATGCTGCCAGTTTGCTCATCTCGCGTTGCTCTGACTTGTTCATCTCGTTTCCTTTCGGTTGGTGTGTTGCGATGAAATGAATTCTGCGCTTATGACCGTTGGTCGTCAACCTAGGACAAACCCTGAGAACAAAAAACAACACAGATGCCCCCTTGTTTTTAATGACGCATGCCCGCGTGAAACAAGAGGGGCAACATTGTCAACCTAGAACAAACCCTTGCAACAAAAAGAGGCAGCACTTATGCACATGTGGATAACTCTGTGAATTGCCCTATGTGAGAGGCTTGTGGGCAAGGTGTGAAAAGCCCCAGGTGCCCGGGATAACTTTTTTGAAGGGGAGGCATAAGGAAAGAGGAAAAAACGATCTGAGGGCTTTCTGGTGCGTTTTAGAGGGGAGAGGGTAAACCCTTAGAAGCGCATCTGCACAAAAGAACAGAAAGAACAATAGGGGTTTACACGGATGTATCAGGCATGCTACAATGTACCTATCACGTCATTGATTAGCCGCATGAAACAATGTAGGCATTGACAAAACAAAATCCTGAGACTTTTGGAGGGGCCATGAAAACGCCCCGAGGGTATGGCTCAGGTGTCTGGTGTATTCAATGCTCGGCATGCGCGGCTAGAACGTCGCCCCTGACATTGAACGTGACAAGGCGAAGTGTCACGGCTTGGAGTCTGTAGGAACTTCAGGGGAAAACCTAACCTTATATTTAATATATAGGGTTAGGCATAGGTGTAACTTAAAATCAAATATTTCTTAGGGGAAAGAGAAATAGGTAATTGATTACACTAGAGAATTGTGTGTTATGTGTGGAGTATGTTTATTCTGTACCTTCCGATGGGGTATGTTGGTTGGTGTAAGACCTGACAAAAAATGTCACATCGATAATGTAAATGTGACGTAAATTGTCACTATTTAATAATAAGTAATGTGGAATATGACAGCCTTGTCAGACAACGTTGTCATACTAATAAGGGTTTACGTTATACCCGGGGGTAAGGGGGTCAGGGGTGTGGTGTTTTATTGCAAGACCCCTCGAGAATTTCTCCAAAAAATTCTGTGTCTAAGCAAAGCAAATATGCTTTGGTGTTGACACAAAGGTAAAAACTGTGCTAAGATATTCTTCACAATTTATGCAGGGGGCAACGTTGCTCCGAAAAAAGGAGTGAAATGAAACTGAATTTGTCTAACATTACAAGCGGATATGGCGCTGTCGCTGCCCTGAATGCCAATTTCGATGCCATTGAACAGGCGGTGGAGAACACGTTGAGTCGTGATGGCACCACGCCAAATGAGATGGAAGCCAATCTGGACATGAATGGCAACAACATCCTCAACGCAGACACAATTAACACGGCTTCCTTGGTGATTAACGGTACTCCTGTGCAGCCTTCCACAGGTGTTACAGTGGCCAGCGCCTTCCAAAGCCACTCTTTTGTGGCTACGGCTGCCCAAACCTCCTTTTCCGTGGCCCCTTTCACCCCCTATTCCGCTTCTGTTGTGGTGGAAGTGAACGGAATTGTGCTTCCTCCGGCAGATGTTTCCGTGTCAGGCACAAATGTTGTCATTCCTGCATGCACTGTGGGGGATGAGGTGGTGATTCGTCGTTTTACGGATGCTCCATCCCCATTTCCTAACGCAGATGACATTTCGTTTAATCAGTCAGGCACTGTTCAGACACGTTCTGTGCAAAGCAAGCTGCGAGATGTAGTGACACCTCAAGATTTTGGGGCTATTGGAAATGGACTTGCTAACGATACAACTGCTTGGACGGATTGGCTAGCCTCTACGGGTAGCAAATACATTCCTAGAGGTTATTATCTTGTTTCAGGTGTTACTAAATTCTATAGTAGCGGCACGTTTGTAAACACAACCGACACGAATCACGCTTCAGGGTTGTATGCCCTTGAGAAGATTTCGTTTGGCTCTGGTAATGCCAACACCGCATTTGGCAATTTGGCTGGGTCTGCAATCACGACCGGAAGCCAGAACACAGCGGTCGGCAAAAGTGCGCTGGAAACAATACAGGCGGGCAATAACAACACCGCGGTCGGCTTCGCCTCTTTGCGATATGCGAATAATGCAGGTGCCGTGCAAAACACTTGCATTGGCTCTTTTGCTGGCAACGCGATTACGCTTGGCAACAACAACACCGCCCTTGGGCACAATTGTTTATTTACACTAACCACTGGGATTTTCAACACTGCTCTTGGTCAGGGTGCTCTAGCGTACAACGTGACAGGTGGCTACAACACAGCAGCCGGCTATCACGCGCTTCTCAACTACACCGGAAGCAACGGCGTGGCATTCGGGGTTGAAGCGCTTACGTCACTGACCACTGGCACAAATAACGTCGCAGTGGGTTACGGGGCTTTAAAAACTGTTACCACCGCAGCATCAAACACCGCTGTGGGGCATTTGGCTGGGAGCAGCGCCACAAGCGCACAGGGAACGTATGTGGGCGACAGTGCGGGCTATGCAGTAGCGGCAGGTGCAGCTAACACTTTTGTCGGCTACAACGCAGGCGTAGCAGTTCAAAGTGGAAATCACAACACAGCAGTCGGCGCTCAGTCACTCATCTCGTGTATTTCCGGCGCCAGAAATGTGGCCCTTGGCCGTGTGACTCTTCTGAACGCAACTGGTGACGACAACACCGCCATCGGCACGACAGCGTTGAACGCTTGCACTACAGGCAACAACAATGTGGCAGTCGGTTCAAGTGCGCTATTGTCGGCTACGACTGGCGGCTCTAACACAGCCGTTGGTTTCAGCGCTTTATCGTCACTGACAAACTTTGGAAATTGCTCTGGTGTAGGCTACAACGCGCAAGTGACTGGTGGTAATCAAGTGCAGCTTGGCGACTCCGCAACAACCACGTATGCCTACGGAGCTGTGCAAAACCGTTCTGACGCGCGCGACAAAACCGACATTCGCGACACTGTCCTTGGCCTCGATTTCATCAAGGCGCTGCGACCTGTAGATTTTCGTTGGGATTACCGCGAAGACTACGGGTGGGGCGAGAAAGATGGCAGCAAGAAACGAACACGATTCCATCACGGTCTGATTGCGCAAGAAGTGAAGGCTGTGTGTGATGCTGCTGGCGTGGATTTTGGCGGGTATCAAAATCACGCCGCTTCCGGTGGCAAAGATGTCATGTCACTTGGCTATGAAGAACTGATTGCGCCATTGATAAAGGCAGTTCAGCAACTTGCGGCAGAAGTAGAAGCACTAAAAAAGAACGCTTAAAAGGAAAGGCTGTGCCGTTAAGTGATTAACGACAAGCCGCTACACTTCGCCCTTGGCAAGATTAAACTAAAGGATTAAGATGAGTAAAGCATCAAACAATAAAGTAAAACTCAATGACATGGTGAGTGTCAAAGACTTTGGGGCAAAGGGAGATGGTGTCACTGATGATGGCCCGGCTATTCAGGCAGCGATTAACTACTGCAATGTTGCAAATCCTGTTGGCGCTACTCCTACGCAAGGCCAAGCAAGGGCTACGCTGGTTTTTCCTCCTGGTGTGTATCTGACGAAACAGACATTGAGTTTCTTGCCATTCATAAACTACGTTGGCACTCGTGCAACCACTGTTGACGCAAACGCAAACACCGCGGATCAAAGTGACTCTCGCGGCTCCATCATTCGCGCCGACGTTTCCATCTACAACGCAGGAAGCAACCCGACAGGGTGTCTGGTGTACATCCCCACAGGGGACATTTTCATTCGTGGATTGCAGTTTGTAGGCACTGCACAGATCAATGGCAACCCGTCCATTGGTATTCAGTTTGGTTCGCGCGGAGGCGTGGCTACGACTGGCCGATCTTACGAAACGGATGGAACTGGCAACAACACCAGCGGCGTGAATGTGGAGGAATGCACTTTCTACACGTTCAGCACAGCCTGGGAATGCAACATGCTCAACGATGCGTTCATGTATCAGTGCCGCTTTGAATCAAACACGCAAAGTATTTCATTCAGTCAAAACGTGGTTGCCCCAATTGCTCAAAGTTGCGAGTTCATTGGTTGTGCTTTGTTTGGATACGCTGTTGGAATTGGTTTTGGTGACGCTCCTGGATACACCGTTACGTTCAATGGTGGATACTTCTTTGGCACATCGAACAACAGCCAATCTGTTACCTACTTTAGTAACGCTGGCAGCTTGAGTCTCAAGTTCAACGGTGTGAATTTTGACCACATCGGCACAGGTTGCTCTCACTTTTTGATGAGTGGTGACTATGACGGCATGTTCAATCGACTGCTCGTCACTGGATGTGTCTTTAATGGTCCAGCGAGCCGCGCAAAGATTGAACTTACTCGTAGCGCCGGAGTCGCTCCGTATAACCACGCAATTTTCACAAGTTGTCAATATCTCAATACTTATTTCCAACTTAATTTGGCAACAAAAGTCCAAATCAAAGATTCGTACTTCTACGAAGGATACATTTCAATGGCGAATGCCAATAATTGTGACATTGCAGGCAATGAGTTTCTTGCCTACAACGGCACAGGCATTGCTCTGACGACGGCAGATTGCTCAGAGAACACTGTGCGTTTCAACCGGTTCACCAACGTGACAACGCCTATCAGCGTGTTCAACAACTCGACGAACGACAGTAGTGTTTTCCAAGACAACTTTGGAGTGACGTCTGCACCGGCACGTGGCAAGTTCATCGACTACATCAATAACATCGTGTTCGCAAATCTTGGCACTCCGGCAAACGGGTCGATGGTGTACTGCGCTAATGGAACCATCGCTAATCCAGTAGCTAGTGGTGGAACTGGATGTATTGCAAAACGCTTGAACGGCGTCTGGGTCGGAAACTGACTTTCAAAAGAGAATTGAATCGCAATTATGCACAACGACAAACTCGCCCTTGGCGTCATCGCTTGCCACTAGGACTTGCGGGCAAAAGCCTCCCCCTAGGGATGTACGACAATTATACTAACAAGGAAAATACATGGACGACAGAGCATTCGGAAAAATTGAAGCGCAAGTAGAGGCTTTGGAAAAACAAGTTGACGCTCTCACTTCAAAGGTGGATGCTCTGCTCGAACTTGCAAATAAAAGTAAAGGGGGCTTTTGGATGGGCATGACTATTGCCTCAATTCTAGGCGCTGTTGTTGCCTGGGCTATTGACCATTTAATTATTAAATGATATGATACACGATAAACCTTTACGAGATAGTCAAGGAAAGATGTTGACTATTGGATTGTTCAAAGAAACTGCACAACCAGGAAATAAAATGCCTGCTCCATTCTCATTGGCTGAATGGAAGAATGTGTATATTGAAATGAGTGATCCAACGGAATATTTGCCTGCTATGGCCCTTACAGGAGATTGGCAACACTGGCAAGCAATTCGCAATCACCACAAGCTAAAGCACATCTTTGATTTTTGGGCACAAGAACTGGAAATGAAACTAAAGAGTGAAGCTGTGCGAACAATGATTTCTCAGTCAATGCAACCAGGCGGTACTGCTGCTGCAAAATGGCTTGCAGAAAAAGGCTACTTGCAAGATGTGACAAACAAGAAGGCAGTTGGTAGGCCAAAAACTGAAGAGAAGATGGCAGACATTCCAACAAATGTTGCAAACAAGTTGGAGAACGTGTTGCACCTTGTTGCTAATAGGAAATAACTATGCCATACAAACGTGACTATCAAAAAGAAAACGAGTATAAAAGCAAGCCAGATCAAATCAAGAAACGTGTAATGCGGAATGCAGCGCGTCGTAAACTTGAGCGAGAAGGGCTTGTTTCTAAGGGTGACGGAAAGACAGTGGGGCATATTAAAGCATTGTCTAAAGGCGGTGGAAATCACCGAGGTAATCTCCGAGTTGAAAGTTCTTCTAGTAATTATTCTTTTGCAAGAAATAAAGATGGAAGTATGAAATCTGAAAAATCTAAACGCGAAAAGAAAAAATAAATGCAAGCAATTTGTAGTAAATGTTTTAATTTTTCTAATCTTGCTCCATCAAACATCTCCAGAAAAACTGGAGAAAGATTATTTAGAACAATTTGTTTACAATGCGAAAAAGAAAGAAAAGATATTTGGAGAAAAAATAATATTAAAAAACATAATTTGCGATGTTTAGAGTGGTCAAAAAATAACCCTGAAAAACAAAAACAAATTTATGAAAAAAGAAAAATATCTTCAAATTACATTTCTTGGAGAAAAGAATATAAAAAAAGATACTACAATTTAAATAAAGAACAAGTTAGGTCTTATACAAATAAAAGAAGAAATAAATTTAAACAAGCAACACCAAAATGGTTAACAGAGTTTGATAAATTATGGATAAGTGAAATATATCATTTAGCACAATTAAGAAATCAAACTGTTGACCATATTGTTCCTTTGCAAGGTAAATTTGTTTGTGGATTACATGTTCCTTGGAATCTTCAATTATTGAGTTATAGTGAAAATTTTTCAAAATCAAATAAGTTTTAGGATTAAATAAAATGGCAAAGCTGACCGAGCTTGACTTAAAACATCTAAGAGAAGAAGCAGAAAGTTCTTTGCTTTCTTTTATCAAAATTGTTAGTCCACACCGAGTATTAGGTGCTGTTCACGAAGAATTATGTTCTTGGTGGCAAAGGCATGATGCAAAAGATAATCAATTAGTGTTGCTTCCACGCGATCACCAGAAGAGTGCAATGATTGCATATCGTGTTGCGTGGTGGATTACCAAACACCCTGAAACTACAATTTTATACATTTCAGCCACAGCAAATCTTGCCGAAAAGCAGCTAAAGGCTATTAAAGATATTCTCACTTCTGACATTTATAAGACTCTTTGGCCTAACATGGTTAATGAGGATGTTGGTAAAAGAGAGCGATGGTCAATGGATGAAATTTCTGTTGATCATCCACGACGAAAAGCGGAAGGTACTCGTGACGCTACAGTGAAAGCTGCTGGCATCACCACGAATACGACTGGACTCCATTGCAATGTTGCTGTACTAGATGACGTTGTTGTTCCAGATAATGCTTACACCGACACTGGTAGGCAAGCAGTGCGGGCGGCATATTCTCAACTTGCTTCCATTCAAACGACAGGTGCTAAGGAGTGGGTTGTTGGTACTCGCTACCACCCTGCCGACCTTTACAAAGATTTGATGGATATGGTTGAGGTTGTGTGGGACGAGGACACCGACGAAGAAATTGAAACACCTGTTTACGAGACTTTTGAGAGGGTTGTTGAGAGGAATGGAGAATTCCTTTGGCCTAAGCAACGTAGGCCAGATGGCAAGGTATTTGGATTTGATGAAAGAGAACTTGCTCGTAAAAAGGCGAAATATCTCGATAAGGGACAATTTTACGCACAATACTACAACAACCCTAATAACTCAGAAGATAATCTGATTGATAAAGGGAGGTTTCAGTATTATGATCGTGATAAAATTTCTAACGTTTCTGGTACTTGGTATATTGGGAATCAAAACATTTCTGTATACGCAGCGATGGATTTCGCATTTAGTCTTAGCGATAAGTCGGACTATACTGTAATTATTGTTGTTGGTGTTGATGAAGACAATAATTTTTATATTTTAGATATTGATAGGTTTAAGTCAAACTCTATTTCTTTTATGTATGATAAAGCAGAAAAATCATTTAGGAAATGGAGATTTAAGAAAATGAGATGTGAAGTTGTTGCAGCACAAAAAATGATTGTTCAACAATTCAAAGAGTATATGCGAAGCCAAGACATCTCATTCACTATTGACGAATATAATCCTCCAAAGACAATGAAGAAAGAAGAACGTATTGCTTCTGTTCTTGAACCACGTTACAATAATAATCAAATTTGGCATTATAAAGGTGGGCATTGTCAAACCTTGGAAGAAGAACTTGTGCTAAATAAGCCAGAGCATGATGACGTAAAAGATGCTTTGGCGTCTTGTATTGAAATCTGCAAACCATCTATTTCAAGTAAGAATTGGAAAAGAACTGGGAATGTAGTATTTAATTCCCGATGGGGTGGTGTTTCCAGATAAGAAAAGGATTAAAATGAACGACAGTTTGCAAGTAGAATCTCTTGAGCCAGATGCACTAGCATACAAAATTGCTGATATGTGGGTCAGATGGGATGATAACCGGGCACAGTGGAAAGCAGATTGCCAAGAGTTGAGGCAATATCTATTTGCAACTGACACTCGTAAAACATCCAATGCAAAGACAGGCTGGAATAACAGCACAGTGACGCCAAAACTAACGCAGATTCGTGACAATTTGCACGCAAATTACATGGCTGCTCTCTTCCCCTCGGAAGATTGGTTTTACTGGGAAAGCAATGAAAAGACGCCACAAGCAATGCGTAAGCGCGAAAGCATTGTTGCTTACATGAAGCAAAAGTTGAAGGCAAGTAATTTTCAGCTATTGACATCACAACTTGTCTATGACTACATTGATTTTGGTAATGTCTTTGTGACATACGATTTTGTCAATGATGTTGTGAGGAATGAAAATGGATATACACAACGATATGTTGGGCCAAAAGCTCATCGTGTAAACCCATACGATGTTGTGTTTAATCCTGTTGCAAATGATTTTAATAGCACACCTTTACTGCGTAGAATGTTGAAGAGTTTGGGTGATTTGCAATATGATGTTGACACCAAACCTTCACTTGGGTATAATAAATCTGTCTTTAATAAGATTTTTGAATTTAGGCAACGAATGGTTGCTGATGCAGAATTCAAAAAGACAGTGAATTTGGAAGTTGATGGGTTTGGAACTATTGATGAATATATCAATTCTGACATGGTTGAACTCATTGAATTCTGGGGTGACATCTATGATGTTACAACAAGAAAACTAGAACGCAATTTGCAAATTACAGTTGTGGATAGGCGTTGGATTTTGGTAAAACGCACAAATCCCTTGTGGACTGGTACAAAACCATTCTTCCACTGTGGGTGGCGTTTGAAGCCAGATCACCTATGGGCACAAGGTCCACTAGACCAGCTTGTTGGTTTGCAATATCGTGTTGACCATCTTGAAAACTTGAAGGCTGATGTTTTTGACCAAATCAGCTACCCTGTCATTAAGGTGAAGGGAACAACAGTTGAGCAGTTTGAATATGAGCCTGGGGCTGTTGTATTTTGCGGTGACGAAGGCGACGTTGATTTCATGCGTCCAGACGCCACTGCGCTACAGGCAGATTTGCAAATTGAATCTCTAATGAATCGAATGGAGGAATTGGCGGGCGCTCCTAAGCAGGCAATGGGTATCCGTACTCCTGGGGAAAAAACAAAGTATGAAGTGCAGAGTTTGGACAATGCAGCGGGTCGCATTTTCCAAAGCAAAACGCAATGGTTTGAAAAGAACATTTTGGAGCCATTGCTAAATGGTATGTTAGCTGAAGCGGTGAGAAACTTCCAGGGAGTCGAGCAAATTAGAACAATAGACCCTGACTTCAATACAGAAATGTTTATTGAAGTTACTAAGGAGGACTTAATTGCTAATGGAAAGCTATATCCTGTTGGCGCTCGTCATTTTGCAGAGCAAGCTAAGTTCGTTCAAGAACTTGCTCAAACAGTTCAAACTGTTCAAGCAATTCCGACAGTAGCCGCACACATTAGTGGGAAAGCGATTGCTAAGGCTCTTGAAGAAAATCTTGGTTGGATGCGGTATGGAATTGTCAAGGACAACGTAGCCATTATAGAACAACAAGAAACTCAGCAACTTATCAACCAAGCACAAGAAGAAATGGCTGCACAAGCAGCCGCTGGTATGGAAGCACCTCCACAAGGGATGCCCCCTGAAGAGATGCCTCCGCAGATGCAAGGATTTTAATGAATTCGCTTCTAGCAAAAAATAAACCAAAAGATTGTGAGGATTTTAACCAGTTGTGGACAAACGCTGGTTACACCTTGCGAG